GCATGTCAAAATGCAGATCGGACACGCGCTTGCATGGCACCCCGTTCACGTAAAGTACGAGGATATTCTCCAAAACCGACAGGTTTGGTACGTCTATCTCGTAGTCGGAGGTGCTTTTACTAGTGAAGTCTTTGTCGATGTCAAAACGCCAGACCTCACTAATAGCGCAGAACTCCGCTGCCGCTTCTTGTAAGTGGTTTTCAATGACTATTTCCGGGCAGCCCGGTACGTGGGGCTGTATGTAGGGAAAGAAAGTCTCCCACGTAACTGCCATTTTAGGTCACCTTGCTGTCGTTGTGCGGAGAGACCGCCGAGTCCGTCTGAGATTTTGCGCCGATAGCGGAATTAAACGCGTTGTAAGACGAAACAGCACGTTGTTCGTTCGCTCCGTATTCAGCATCCTTCGAGTAGGCGCGGTACAGCACCCAGTCGATGATCGGAGACATGTAGATGTCATCGAGCTTAATAACTTCCGTCGAACCGGTATCCGGGTCTAGTTCCGACTCCGTCAAGCTGTGAGCTTCTGGCGAAGCAGCGTAGACAACTTCTACCTCAGCAGCCGTTGTGGCTGGCGGGTACACAAAGAACTCCTTCGGTTGACGAGGATCGAATGTGTAGTGCTGGATGCTGGCCGTGCCAGTTTCAGCATGCCATCCGGGGCGCTGGTCGTCTAGAACAGCACGAGAAACAAGACGAATAACCTTCTTGTTAGATGTAGCCGCCACGTTTCGCGTTACGTCCAGCAGTCGCAGAGCAGAAGGGAACTGCGCTGTGAGAACCTGTCTTGTCCCAGATGTACACGTAAAAGTCGCCGCCTTCGCGTTAGCGTCGGGGCGAAGCAGCGTGATCGCTAGGTAAGACTCGTTGATCCAATTCTGGAGTTCGAGCCGGGGCCAGCGGATGTTGGTGTCCTGAAGGACGTCCTCTACCCGCCGTACAATGTCTCTGACCTTAACTGTCGCCATCCGTCCACGCCTCATTCACATCTGGAGTGCTGGGGTCATCCCCCTTGAGCGTACCATCGTCGTTGCGGGCGCGTTTGCGCTTTGTGGGCGCTTTCTGTGGTACTTCTTCGATGGACTTAGCCATCTCCTCGCCTTCGGTTGTGAGCTGCATTGTGTCGCCCATAACCTTAGCCACCACCACTCGCGTATCCCCGACGCGGACAACCGCACGGTTGCAGGCAATCTCTGCGCCAAGCGCTTCGATGATCTTGAACACGTCCATAACAACTCTCCTGTTGTTGAGGTGGGAGGAGCCGAAACCCCTCCCATCAGGTCAGTCGTTAGGTTGCCGAGCCAACCAGCGCGGTAATCAGGGCTTCGTCCTTGACTACTTTGCGGCCATACACAGCCAGACCACGGACGATGTCGCCGAAGTCAGTCTGGTTGCGCAGGGGTTCGGTTTTGGCGATCTGCGACGCGAATGCGCAGGCGGCCTTAGTACCAGCCACCATCATACGACGGTTCTTAGCGTCGGTGACATTCGCGCCGGTCGACGTTGCCGACAGACCCGGAACCAGAGCTTTGCCAGCAGCACCTTTCGGCAGCAGGTTCGACACGTAGACCTCGAAGCGGTCCAGCATGCCGATCTTACCGGTGCGGATCGTCGAGGACGAGTCGCCGGTGAAGTAGGCCTGCGCGATGTCGGTCTGCATCAGCAGCTGACGGTCGTAGGGGGTGATGATAAGCCAACGGCCTTCTTCAGGTACGTTCTGCTCGTCCAGAGCTGCCGACATACGCAGGATGGACTTCAGGACGTTCGCCGGGGTGGCTTGGTCGATCGGAGCGGTGTCGGTGCCGAGGTTGTACTCTGCGGACAGAGCACCAGCAGTTGCACCGGCGTTTGCAGCGTTTGCGCCATCGGTCACGAACCACTGGAAGAAGCAGTCGTTCTCGATGTTGATCTTCAGCTGCTTGGCTGCGTCATCGGTGAACATGTTCATCAGGTCCATGTCGGCCTGATGCGCCAGCACGTCGTTGACCTGAACGCTGAAGTACTTGCCCTTGTCGATCTGCATGTCGGTGTAGATCGGAGCCGGAACTTCGGACGACAGGGTCGAGCCAGCGCCGCCGTAATCACGGATGGTGATCGACGGAGCGGTGCGGATGCGAATGGTATCACCCTGATTTTTGATCTCGCCTTCCCAGTCGGTGTTGGCGATTTCAGTCATCATGGTGCTGGCGTAGAACTTCGCGTTCAGCTTGTTCGACCAGAGCTGCGGGATAAAACCGCCAGAGTATTCGGGGCTGGTGGTAAAGTCACCAGTGGTAGGAAAAACAGCCATTTTGGCCTCCTTAGTTGGTCCAACAGCTGCTTACATGTTAGCACATTTTATTGGCGAACACGACCTTCAAGGTACGCAGCTGTAATTTCAGCTTCAAGTTTGGCCGCCTCGTCCACTTTTCCCCGCGTATTCAGAGTACGAATCTTCGTCCAAGCCGCCTCAACCTCACGGGCTGAGTAGATTTTGGACTCTTTACCGGCACTCTGCGTCCGCGCGGAGTTTGCGGAACGGTTCGGCGCAACCTGCTTTTCGAGTTCGGCTTGGCGTTTTGCTTTCACCGGCTCTTGGGTATCGGCGACGCTGGCTTTCCACAGGTTGACATAGTGTGCCACTGCTTCTGCGTCACCGGCGTCAAAAGCGGCCTTAGCTTGAGTGCGGCGCGGTGCCCGGAGCATAGGATCATGCTCGTTAAGCCACGCTACCCAACGTTCGTCGGCGTCGACCTTGTCAAAATCTGGCACAAGCTGCGCCAATTTCTGAGCAAAAGTCATCTGACCAATCTGGCTACCTGTGTTTGCGACCTGAGACCGCAACTCTTCGATAACCTTAGCCTGTGCCGCGATCTGCTCCTGATATTCTTCAGCAACTTCCCGTGCCACACGGCGTTGAACGTCAATTAACTCTTCGCCAAATTCGGCCCGATCAGCGTCGGTTACATAACTGACTTTCTCCTTCGGCTTTGTCGGCTCGCTCTCCGGCTTTTGCTGCGCTTTTTCAAGCTCTTGCAGTTTAGCGTTCAAGTCCCTGATCTGCTGGTGCAGTCGGGGAACCTCGGCATCATACTTACCCTGAAGGGTCTTGTACTTCTGCGCAAAGGTCTCGTCCTCTACGTCCGTTGGCGACGTGTCAGCTGGCTTTGCTTTGTCAGGTTTAACCGCCGCATCCGTTTCAGTGTCGGTAGCTTCCACCTCAGTATCCGTTCGGTTTTCCGACTTCGCCTTCTTGGCGTCTTCCGGTTTTTCCTTACGGGCCGTTAGGGATTTCTCCAGTTCTTCGACTTCTGCAAGCTGAGCTTGCACCTGTTTTGGCAACGCCATTTTTATCTCCTCAAAGCACCAACTCTGTTTCACAGCGCCCGAAGTATGCTGCTCCCGTCATGGTGTGCTTCAGTTTCTTTGTACCTCGGCCGACTCTTCAGCCGCCCTCAGCAAATCTTCAAATGCTTCCGCTCTTCCTTGCAGGCGGTGGATAAGAGCCATGTCGCCTGCGTAGACCAGTTTCTGCTTCGCTGCTTCCAGCTCGGATCGCAGCAACCTGAGTACTGCCTCATTCCCCGGCTCCCTGAGCCTTGTCAGAGCTTTTACCGACTGGGGATCGGCGTTATTCAGGTCAATCATGGTGCAAAACTAACCTTTAT